TGGCGTATTGGCAGGGGCTTGAGAACGCCTACACGACCGCGATGCGGAACAAGAACACAGACATAGAGATAGGCTGCATCGTCTACCATTACGACGGTCGGCATCTCTGGTATATGCTGCCAAGCGGGCGGGTGCTGTGCTACCCGTACGCCAAGTTCGACGAGGACGGCATCAGCTACGCCAAGTCGGCGTGGAAGCCCGCGCAGGACGCAAAGCACTGGCCGCGTGCGCGGTTATGGAAAGGTCTGGCGTGCGAAAATATTACTCAGGCAATCGCGAACGATCTGCTAAGGTACGCGCTCAGACAACTTGACGATGTGGTCTTGCACGTCCACGATGAGATAGTAATTGAATCAGATAGGCCGGAAGATGTTGCTTCAGAACTGAAGCGCGTAATGACGACCTGTCCGAATTGGGCAGGGGGTCTGCCACTAGCGGCAGAAGTAAAAATTATGGGGAGGTACGGCAAGTGAATTTTCTAGAACATCTGATGACGGCTGCGCCGGATGGCGAAACGATCTTGGTCGTCAAACAAAAACCAACATCACAAAAGCACAAAGACGGGTCGGTCAAATATTTCTGGCCTGCTTATCTGCCGGATAAGTACAGAGGAGAGGGCGCGTGGTACGCCAACACCGCATCGTTTGTCGTTGATAGGTTCACCGACGGCAAGGTTCACGCAGGCGCGGCCTACTGCGATTATGTAGCGTTCATGGTGCTTGACGACATCGGCACGAAGAGCAAGACGCCGCCGCTTGAGCCGACGTGGAAGATGGAAACATCGTCCGGCAATTTTCAGTGGGGCTACAAGTTCAAGCTGGACGAGCAGCCGACCAAGGGCGAGTTCTCGGCGGCTATCGTCGCCATTGCCGAGGCGGGTTACACGGATCCCGGCGCTATCAATCCGGTGCGTAACTTCCGTCTGCCGGGGTCGATCAATCTGAAAGAGGGGCGCGATAACTTTGCGTCGGATCTTGTAGAGCATACGCCTGAGCGGATGTTCACCCTGAAAGAAATCTGCGACGCGCTTGGCGTGACGCCGCACGACCCTGACACAAGCACGCGCCGCAAGATGACGCTTGATGATAACGGTCAGGACGACGTCCTGAAGTGGATGTACGACCGAGGCGAGGTAATCGAGAACGGTAACGCCGAGGGTTGGTTCGGCGTCGTTTGCCCTAACGCGGCAGAGCATAGCGACGGTAACGCAATGGGCCGCTACCATCCGCTGAACCGCGCCTACACTTGTTTCCACGGTCACTGCGGCGACTGGACTTCGCGCCGCTTCCTGTGCTGGGTAGCGGAAGAGGGCGGCCCTAAGCATGAGCATGGTCTGCGTGACGAACTCATTGCCAAGGCGATGAACGAGGCGCTGTCCAAACTGTCGCCGACTGCGGCGTTCCCTGACGCGGCTGCCGAGATCATTGCGGAGATAGAGCGCAAGGAACTCGGCCGAGTTGCGAAAGCGGACTGGTATAGCCGGTTCGCCTACATCCAAGAAGACGAGGCGTTCTTTGATCTGCAAGACCGGCGCGAGATCTCGCGCTCTACGTTCAACGCGCTGTTCCGACACATCACCTGTAAGTCGATCCACAATGGGCGTCGCATTGAGGCGTCCGTCTGCTTCGACGAGAACCGTCAGGCGATGGAAGCCAAGGTGTTGGTCGGTATCACCTACGCCGCCGGCGAGAGCGTCCTTGTGGCGCGTGATGGCGACGTTTACGGCAACAGGTGGCGCGATGCGCGACCACAGGGCGCGCCAGGCGACGCACAACCGTGGCTCGACCATGTAGCGTTGCTGATCCCCGACGAGCGTGAGCGTCAGCACCTGCTCGACATGATGGCGTTCAAGGTGCAGAACCCTAGCATCAAGATTAACCACGCCGTGTTGCATGGTGGCGATGAAGGGTGCGGCAAGGACACAATGTGGGCGCCCTTCATCTGGGCCGTTTGTGGATCCGGTCTAAAGAACAGGGGCTTGGTTGACAATGACAGCATCTCGTCCGCATGGGGTTACCACCTTGAGAGCGAAGTGCTGATCATCAACGAGCTGAAGGAAGCAGACGCCAAAGAGCGCCGGGCATTGGCTAACAAGCTAAAGCCCCTGATAGCCGCGCCGCCTGAGATGCTGCCGATCAACCGCAAGGGTCTGCATCCGTACATGATGCTGAACCGGATGTTCGTCTTGGCGTTCTCGAATGATCCAGTCCCTATCAGTTTGCCTTCGCAGGATCGTCGGTGGTTCTGCGTCTGGTCGCACGCGCCTCGGATGAACGAGGACGACGCTACGCGGCTCTGGAAGTATTTCCAAGATGGCGGCTTTGCCGCCGTTGCGCATCTGTTGCAGACACGCGACGTGTCGGCGTTCAACCCGGCGGCTACTCCGTTCATGACGGACTTCAAAATCAACTTGGTCGAGAGCGGCATGAGCCTCTTGGAAAGTTATTTAATGCGCATGATCGTTAACCGCGAAGGTTCGTTTACGAACGGCGTCATCGGTGGGCCGTTCCACGCGCTGTGCGACACGCTATCGGTCAACGCACCCAATGGCATGAAAATCCCGCAATCCGCGTTGCTGCACGCGCTCAAGGAAGGAAAGTGGGTTGACAAGGGCCGCCTAGCGTCCGCGAAGCACGGTACGAAAAAGCATATATTCTGCGCGCCTGAGTATACTGACTGGTCTAAGTCCGATCTGCGGGACTTCATAGAGCCTAAGCCGCAGTCTAAATTCACCGTCGTATAATAAGAAGCGCCCGCCGAGGGGTCATCCGGCGGGCGCTATGGCGTTCTGGGAGGAACGCTTAGATGTCTAGCACGGCTCCTATGATGCCGACAAGTGCCAAAGATATTATTGCGATGATCATCGGGGCCACGCTATCGCAATAGCTGTGCAGAAGACGATGCCGGCTAGGCAGTACATGATCCGGTCAGCCATTTTTCGACCATATCTTTTTGCGTGTCACCACGTCCGGCATTGGCTCGGCTGGCGGCAGTTCAGGATGATCTTCAGCAATGAGCGCCGCTATATCACGCTCGACCGCGTCCATCGGCGACGGTGCGGCTAGGCTCGCCAACTGAGCGTATCCGGCGATGTCGTCCCAATGGTCGCGAAAGTTCGGGTCGCCGTTCAGGATCCGCGCCAACTTAGACGCGATCATTTCAATCGCCTCGGCTTGCGGCTCTGTAAGCCTGTTCCAGTTCTTGGACAGCATCATTGTTAGTTTGAGCTTCTGGCTCATCGCGGCTGTCGTCGCATACTGCCCGTGGGTCTTCTCGCGTTCTTGTAACATGACTTCCTCTTTCTAACACCGCCTGTGCGGCTACTGTTGACGTGTAGTGGTAGGTAATTTGACCATCGTGCGTGCTTGCACGCCATTGGCCCTTCCATCGGTTCAGGCTGATCCAACCTAGTCGGTTGTCTTGATCATCTGCCACGATAAAACAGTCATCCCCGTCGTAGATTAAGTTCATATCTTTTAATCCCATAGAAAACGGTTGAGTGATCCCGATCACCGATATAGCGCCCGATCTGCGGCAGCGACAGGCCGAGTTCTTTATGCAGCCTGTAGTAGGCGAGCATCCGCGCATTGATAAATTTTTTACTGCGGTTGTGGCTAGTCAACTGATCCATCGTGATACTGTGCAAGGCGCAGACCTCGCGCAGGATTAGTTTCCATTTCGGAACGCCTGCAACGCCTGCAATTTTGAGCAGTTCGTGCGCTTCTCTAAACTGCGCCGACGTAGGTGTTGAGCGCGGTGGTGGCGGTGGCGGTGGTGGTGGACGCACTACCACCGGCGGTGGCGGTGGCGCGCCTGCCCATAAGCGCGCCTTGACCGCCTTATAGTGCTGTTGAAGCTCGTTCATTTGTGATCCTTCCCGAATCCATGCGTAGTATGTAAACCCGCGCCTGCGGGTGCGTCTTGCACCAATGGTCGTAAACCATCTCGGCATCGGCGAAATTGTCTTCGACCGTGTCGTCGGCGAAGTCGTCTTCGATCACCGCGACGTAATAATCAACCTTGTCATAGCGTCCCATAATAACCCCCCGTTAACAAGCCCAGGCAATGCTGGGCGCTGATTGCAAATCCTGCCCGATCCGATAGGGCATCACGACGCCGAATATGTCCTCTTGTGATCCAATGCGGACTAGCGCCGGGTTGTTACCGTTGTGATAAACAACCGGATCCGGTGAACCGTCCTGCATAATCTCAGCCGCTCTTTTGAAGTCGACAAGATAATCCGGGTTGAACTGCGCTGCTTCGCCGATATCGGACTTCGCGCCTTGCACAATCCGCGCAGTGTTCGGGAACGTCCCATCAATTAGAGCGCCCCCGAATGTTTCGCCGGCATAGGCCAGCGATACCATGCCGCCGGTAATCGTGACGGTCAATTCAGGCGCCGCCTTCCGGGCGAGCTTAATTTTATCAATAAGCGTGCGCGGGATGATCACGTCGCAGTTGTCGCCAGCGCAGGGCTGCCGGGCAAGTATTAGCCGGTGACCGTCGGTAGCGCGCAGCACCGCCCAATTGTCTTTGACGGTAAACGAAACCCCGCATAAGTAATAGCGTGTTTCCTCTTTTGCCATTGCGACCGCAACCGCCTTAAGTAAACGTGCATTGATAGTGTACATGGTAGACCCCCGTTAACACTAGCCGACCATCGGCTAGTTTGTGATCCGGCGGGACAGCCCGCCAGACTGCAAACTAGCCGCAGTTATTCAGCCACTGCGGGGCGATTGTATAACCGCCCTCTGGCGATGGCCAATTCGGCCTCTGCCACTGAAATGCGATGCAGGCGCGTCGGTAATACATAATAATATGCAATGCGTCGGCTATTTTTGTTGGTTGTAATGCGGATTGTCAGTGTCATTTTAACCCCCTAATTCTGCGCTAGTATCGTACCAGCGCGCCTGCTCATTGTTCTCGCGCAACTCTTTCGCCGGTTGAATTGCAAACTGACGGAATCCATCTGTCATAACGTCTAGGCATTCCGGTTCGTCAAAATCATGTTCGGCGCTCATTATAGATCCGAACCGGGATTCAATAGCCTTAATCGCCATTGCGTGCGACAAATGCAATCCGTCGTGAAAGATAGCGTTGCCGGCCGTTCTAATCTCAATAATCTGATACATTATAACCCCCATAAAATGATAGCAGTGACGAAACAGCCAAGGCAGGCAATCTCGAACAAGTCTATAATAAAATCTTTTAGCATGATCAACCCCTATTGTTTCGATTATCTGATATTATCATAAAAAGTTTAACGAACGGTTAACGTGATCCAGTGATCCAGTGATCCAGTGATCCAGTGATCCAGTGATCTAGTGATCCGATTGCGGGACAGTCGCGGGACAGTCGCGGGACAAGCGAAAGCAAGCACGCCTGGCGAAGCCCGGCGCGCAGCTAGGCAAGCGCCGGGCTTGCGATATTGCTAGCTAGTTTTATCGCACGGTTAAAACGTGTAGAATAAATCGTGCCCGCTTGTGGTATAGCGCGCCGGAATGTGAACGCGCCTCACGTTTGGATCGGATAAATCTAAATCGCCGATGAGACGCAATGCAAATGCTTCCGGCTCTATTTCGGACAAGCCGAAACATTCAACAAACGAAATAAATTCGCGCAATTCATTTTCCGTTATCATAATTTAATCCCTTCGGTTGTCACTAGCACGATTGCTAGCTACTGAACGGCGCAACGTATCGCGCCGTCTGTAGCTAGCAATTATGCTGCAAAATGCGACGCGGTTGGGCCATGCGCCATAATTACCATTGAAATTTTGGCCTTTGCGCTTGTGCCGCCACAAGCGCGACAAGTTGCGCAAGTTGTCTTATAGCCCGCCTCTTTACTTGCTGGACAAATTGCCTCGCTTGATTGCTTCTCTTCGCTCGCATGACGGACACGAAACGTCCGCCAGCCAAGCGCTTGCGCTTGCTCTAAATCGGCGACGCTATCGGCGCTTGCCATGCAAAGCAATTTGAACGCCTGAAAGCGCGCGTCACGCCATTGATGCGTGTAGCCATTTTTCGCGATAATTTTTAGAGTGCACGCACGCCAAATTTGGAACGGAACAGCTGCGCCATCACCATAGGCGCCTATTCTAAAAATCAATCCCGCGAATAAATCAGGAAGGATAGCGGGATCATAGTCCACGTTTGGCCGTGCGTATCGCCCGCGCTCAAATGCGCCCCACACACTCATTACCGATTTGGACACATTGACGTAACATGACCGCTTAATTTTTCCGGTCAATTCATCCAATCGCGGGCGATGAATGCACGTTCCGCAAACGGATTTATCGGATCCGTCGCGCAATGCATCAAGAGGCGATTTATCGGCGCGAATGATAAATGTCTGAACCATTGCGCCGGTTTTGACGTTATTGCTAGCGTCGGTAATGCGATTAGCAATTGCGACAATCGGTTGGCCGTCAATCGCGCTTGCGCCTTCATAGAGTATCACGCCTCTAAACGTGCCGCGTTTTAATGCTTTAAGCATATCTTGTGCGTTGGTTATCATTTTTTGACCCCTCAAAAAAGATTGCCAGAATTGGCAATCTGGAAACCCGCGTTCATCACGCGGGAAACCAGATTGTCAATTTACATACTCCAATACCGCGTCCCAATTATCAGATGATAAAAAGCAATCACCTGTTTCAATATCGCACACCGAAAACCGTTCATGATCAGCTTCTAAATAATCGACGAATATTTGATAAGCGCCGAATTGCCACGAGGGGCAAGCGTCGTGCTGCCACGATATATCTTTCCAAGTTGCGGGAATAGGCGGAAGAGTTGCGGCATCATAATCTGGAAACGCAATTGATATCATTGTGAGCCCCTATCGTTATCGATTGTCCAGAATTGGCAATCGGCTATGCGGCGCGCTTGCGCCGCAACGCGGATTGTCAATCACGACGCAATAAATGTTGACCATTAGGTGACAGGGCGCCTATTGCGCGCAAATCGGCGATGTCAGTTTGAGTTGCGTACAGCCATGCCATTGGATGCCTTGCGACATATTTTGCGAGCTTGTCACGGTTTGCTTGCGTTGGCTGCGCGACATATTGTGCGATCAGTTTTCTCATTGTGAACCCCTAATTTTTCAGGCCCGATTGCCTAGTTAGTATCATAACAACTTTTATGGTAACGTCAAATGATATGTTTCTAGGTATTTATTCAGGCAGGTTTTGTGTTTTGTAAGATTATTGTGCCAATATTGGCAAAGTTTAGGCAAGGGTATTTGAGTGCTAGCAAGGGCTTTGGGCGGTATTGTCATTTTATGTTAATAAGTTAAAAATTCTAAATTATATAGGTATATAGTCCTACTGTTCCGTCGGGCGCCAGCGATTTAAAACCGATGACAATACCGCCAATAACGCCAATGATCGCGCAAAATCAAAAATCCGCAATAATAAGTTTTATGAGCAATCATACCCGAACGCAACAAAACCTGTTGTACCCCGCTTAAAATCGGTTTGAACGCTATGTCGAAAATCCGGCAGATTTACGTTCCATAATATTCCACACAAATAAATGTTAATTACCGAATTGGCACAATACCCGGAATGCAGGCATAAACCCAATCTGCCGGCATAAACCCATTTTGGGTCATGTCACCCGTTTGGTTGTGGATAGCACAAGCCGGGTTATTTAGCGCTTGCTGCTAGGCTTGACCCATTTTGGGTCTCTTGCCCCATTTGCCTGTGGATAGCCCAGCCCAGGGCGCGTGCCGCTTGACAACCTATACCTTACGTAAGGTCAAGGCAGGGGAGGGGAGGGCCGTGGCCGACCGGTCAAATCCTACGCAGGGTCTGCAAAAAATTTTTTCTTAAAATGCAGTTTCAACTTGTAAAAAATTTTTTATTGAAATCCAAATTTGACCCTGTTATAAAACCGCGCATGAAATCATTTCATTACGAGCCGAGAGAGATCAAAGCTACAGAGGCGCGGCTACGGTCGATCTACGACGCCGCGTATCTTGGCTTGAAGGGTGACTCGCTCGCGCTGGCGGCGGGGCTGATGCCGGTGGAGTACCGGCAACTGTGCCAACTGGATCCGGTAGCCGAGTTGGCAGAAAAGCAAGGCCGCGCTGACAGCGAGATCACGGCTAGTCGGGCGCTGCACAACGCAGCCCAGCAGGGCGACGCTAAGGCCGCACTCGCCATCCTGCAACACCGGCATGAATGGTCGGCCAAGCAGGAGATATCAGTCGATATCTACCAGAAGATTTCCATCACCCAAGCGTTGCAAGACGCGACTAACCGTGTCATTGAACATATGCCGATGAAAGAATTAGATGGCCCAACTGCCGGTTTATAAGTCGCAAGAAGAACAGGTGCTGATGACGCGCCTGTGGTCGCCGCAGTTAGCGAACGATCCTGAAGCGTTCGTGTATTATGTTTTTCCTTGGGGACAGCCCAATACACCCTTGGCCAAGTTCAAAGGGCCGCGCAAATGGCAACGCTTGGTGCTGCGCGAACTGGCGGATCACATTAAGAGGAACAACGGCAAGCTGGACATGGAGACGTTCAGGTTGGCGGTCAGTTCAGGGCGCGGTATCGGCAAGTCGGCGCTCGTCAGTTGGCTAATCCTGTGGATGCTATCGACGCGCATCGGCTCGACCATCATTGTGAGTGCCAACTCGGAAGCGCAGTTGCGCTCTGTAACTTGGGGCGAGTTGACCAAGTGGGCGGCGATGATCATCAACGCGCACTGGTGGGAAATCAGCGCGACCAAGCTCATGCCCGCCAAGTGGATATGCGAACTGGTCGAACGGGATCTTAAGAAGGGTACACGTTACTGGGCGGCTGAGGGTAAGTTGTGGTCGGACGAGAACCCCGACAGTTATGCCGGTGTGCATAACATGGACGGCATGATGCTGATCTTTGACGAGGCGAGCGGTATACCTGACTCGATCTGGTCGGTCGGCGCGGGCTTCTTTACCGAGAACATTCTGGATAGGTACTGGCTAGCGTTCTCCAACCCGCGACGCAACACAGGCTACTTCTTCGAGACGTTTCACGCGAAACGTGATTTCTGGAAAACCAGACAGGTAGACGCACGCGACGTGGAAGATACCGACAAGGCCGTCTACGAACAGATCATCGCCGAGTACGGCGAAGACTCAGCCCAAGCGCGTATTGAGGTCTATGGTGATTTCCCATCTGCCGGCGAGGATCAGTTTATCGCGCCGAATGTTATATCCGACGCGGTTAAGCGCGAACGGTATAAGGACATGACCGCGCCTATCATACTCGGCATTGACCCTGCACGCGGCGGGACGGACGCGACTGTACTGGTCGTGCGTCAGGGGCGCGACATCATCGCGATCAAGCGCTACCAAGGCGAAGACACCATGACCATCGTAGGGCGGGTGATCGACGCTATTGAGGAATACAAGCCGGTGCTGTCCATAATCGACGAGGGCGGGTTGGGCTACGGCATCCTTGACCGATTAACAGAACAGAGGTACAAGGTGCGGGGCGTTAATTTTGGCTGGAAGGCCAAGAACTCCGTTATGTGGGGTAATAAGCGCGCTGAAATGTGGGGCGCTATGAAGGACTGGCTGCGAACAGCGTCCATTCCTGATGATCGTCAGCTAAGGGCGGACTTGTTGGGGCCAACAAAAAAGCCGAATTCGTCTGGAACCATTTTCCTAGAAGGGAAAAAGGAAATGCGGGCAAGAGGTTTAGCATCCCCGGACGCCGCCGACGCACTGGCGGTTACTTTTGCTTTTCCAGTTGCACATCGCGAATATGTTGATAAACCTCGGAACAACTACCAATCATCAAACGGCGTCATCAATTCATGGATGGGCAGCTAACAGGAGAAGTACTATGGGTAACACCAAATCAATTGGCATCGCATACAGCGATCAGGACATTAACGGCGCGGACACACTTTTGGCTAACAGCCGGTTTGGTTACACCGCCGCCGCGCAGGGTACGGTTACGCAAGCGACGAGCAAGTCAACGGCGGTAACGCTGAACGCTTCGGCAGGCCGCATTACAATGAACAACGCATCATTGGCAACCGCCACCAATGCGACGTTCACGTTTAACAACAGCCTGATCTCTGCAAATGACACGATTATTTTGACCATTTCTGGCGGTCAAACTACACCTGGTTCGTATAACTGCTTTGCTAACGCCTTGGGCGCAGGCACGGTTAGCATCACGCTTCGCAATATCTCAGGCGGTTCGTTGTCTGAAGCTGTTGTTATTAACTTCGCTCTTATCCACTGCGATTAATATGGCAAAGTCTGTCTCTCTATCGGTCGGGCGCGGCGAGAAGCTACCAGTTAGCAAGGGCGCTGGTCTGACCGCTAAGGGACGGGCTAAGTACAACAGCGAAACGGGGGCTAAACTTAAAGCCCCCGCGCCTAACCCTAAGTCTAAAGCGGAAGAAGGACGTAAGAAGTCGTTTTGCGCCAGGATGGGTGGGGTTGTTGCCAAGTCAAAGAACGCGGAACGGGCTAAGGCCAGTATGAAAAGGTGGAAATGCTGATGAAAACAGGTCTTTATGCTAACATTCACGCTAAAAAAGCCAGAATAGCGGCGGGTTCAGGCGAAAAGATGCGTAAGGTAGGTGCTAAGGGCGCGCCTACTGCCAAGGCATTTGAGAAGTCTGCCAAGACGAGGAAGAAGTGATGCCATTAAAGAAGTCACCTAGTCCAAAGGCTTTCAAAGCCAACATGAAGACGGAAATGAAGGCAGGCAAGCCCCAGAAACAGGCGCTTGCTATTGCGTATTCGGTTCAGCGCAAAGCACAGGGTAAGAAGAAATAATGGATTATTCAGGTGTAGCAGCGGCAGGACGAGTGGCAAGCGGTGGGGGCAAGAAGAACAGCCCCGGCGAAGTGCTTGACACTATGCGAAGCCGTCTGTCTATGGCCGTCTCGGCGTTCTCTGAGAGCCGTGAAGACGAACTGGACGATCTACGCTTCTTCGCAGGCTCGCCTGACAATCAGTGGCAGTGGCCTGCGGATGTCTTGGCGACACGCGGGTCTGTGCAGGGTCAGACGATCAACGCACGACCGTGCCTGACCATCAACAAGCTGCCGCAGCACGTCCGTCAGGTGACGAACGACCAGCGGCAGAACCGGCCCGCCGGTAAGGTCATCCCTGCGGATGACAACGCCGACATTGAAGTGGCTGAAGTTTTTGATGGTATGGTACGCCATATCGAATATATGTCCGACGCAGATGTCGCCTACGACACAGCGTGCGAGAACCAGGTAACTTACGGCGAAGGTTACATCCGTCTTTTGACCGAATACGTCTCGGATGATTCGTTTGATCAGGACATCAAGATCGGCCGCATCCGCAACTCTTTCAGCGTCTACATGGATCCTACCATTCAAGACCCGTGCGGGTCTGATGCCGAGTGGTGCTTCATTACTGAAGATATGCTGCTTGAGGACTACACGCGCCAGTTTCCAGACGCCATGCCGGTGTCGTCTATCCAGACGCAAGGCGTAGGCGATGAAAACCTGTCGCAGTGGGTCAATGAGAACACTGTACGCATTGCCGAGTACTTTTATGCGTCCTATGAGCAGGCCAAGCTGAACCTGTATCCCGGCAACAACGCTGTGTTTGATGGAACACGCGAAGATAAAGCTGCCAAGGAGATGGGACTCAAGCCAATCAAGTCCCGCACTGTCCAACGCCGCAGTATCAAGTGGTGCAAGACAAACGGCTACGAGATGATTGAGGAAAACGACTGGGCAGGCGACTGGATTCCGGTTATCCGCGTTGTTGGTAACGAATTTGAGGTCGATGGGCGTATTTTTGTGTCAGGATTGGTACGAAACGCCAAAGACGCCCAGCGTATGTACAATTATTGGGTATCTCAAGAAACTGAAATGCTTGCACTGGCTCCAAAAGCCCCATTTATCGGGTATGGCGGCCAGTTTGAAGGCTACGAGATGCAGTGGAAGACGGCCAATACGAATAATTGGCCGTATCTGGAAGTAAACCCCGACGTTACAGACGGTCAGGGCGGTGTTTTGCCACTTCCACAGCGTTCTATGCCTCCAATGGCTCAAACAGGGCTTATTCAGGCCAAAATGGGCGCGTCTGACGACATTAAAGCGACCACTGGGC